ATATCTAATGTGGCTGCATCTAATTCACCTGTAATAGTTAAGTTTCTAAGACCTGTATAATCTTTATTAGAATCTAATATAACTGCTTTAGAAGCTATGGCTGTACCAACAGCAGTTGAGCCTAAATCTAAAGCATTAATTTCACCAACAACAACAGTTGCACCATCTAATATATTAAGTTCTGCAGGTGTTGAAGTTATAGCAGTTGTTGTAGCTGCTGCCAAGACTGGAATATATCCACCTTGATTTATTAAATATTGTGTATGATCTGAAGTTGGGTCTACAATACTAAGTGTAGTTTCATTTGAATCTGCTGTAGCTCCTTCAAAGATAACAGCATTAGCTGCTTCCATAGTTACTGTATCAACTGTAGTTGTAGTTCCTGCTACAGAAAGATTAGGAACTAATAATGTTCCTGTACTTGGGTTATATCTTAAAGCACCTGTATCATCTAATAATGCATTTGATTCATCATTAAAGACAACAGGGAAGTTTGTATTTGCTGTACTATCGGTAACTACTGCTTTAGATGCAGTACCTGTAGTATCTTGGTTAAGTGTGCCAATTACGAAGTCTAATGTATTATCACCATCTTCATAAGTTACAGTAATACCTGTCTCAGTATTAGAGCCAACCATAGCTCCTACAGTATCTGCTATATATTCGTTTAATGCTGTGCCATCTACTGTAATTGCATCAGCTTCTAATGTTCCGTCAATATCTGCGTTACCTGATACGTCTAATGTAGTTAAATCTAACTCTCCTGCTATGGTAACATTACCATCTGCTAAAGTTATTAAGTCTGTATCAGAAGTATGTCCAATAGTTGTTCCGTTAATTATAACATTATCAACTGTTAAAGTTGTTAGTGTACCTAGACTTGTTACATTTCCTTGAGCTGCAGTATTTAATGTACCTGCAAAAAGTGTAGAAGTTAATAAACCACTAGAAGGATTGTATGTTAAACCTGTATCACTCTCAGCACCTTGCGAACCTGTAGCACCATCTACGAATACTGGGTAAACTGTTTCATCAGTACTATTATTAGCAGAAGCTGTAAAAGTTGCAGCGTTTCCTGTAGTGTCTTGGTTTAATGTTCCGATAACAAAGTCTAAAGTATTATCTCCATCTTCGTAAGTAACTGTTATATTAGTTTCAGTATTTGAACTAACCATAGCACCGACTGTATCGGCTATGTATTCATTTAAAGCAGTTCCATCAACTGTGTATGCGTCTGCTTCAAGTGTACCATCTATATCGGCATTACCTGAAATATCTAAACTTGTAGCATCAACTTCACCAGCAACTGTAACTACACCACTTGATAGTGTTATTAAGTCTGTGTCGCTTGTGTGTCCAATTACTGCACCATCAATTGCAACATTATCTATAGTAAGTGCTGTTAATGTTCCAAGACTTGTAATATTTGTTTGAGCTGCTGTATTTAATGTACCTGCTAAAAGTGTAGTAGTTAAAAGACCACTCGAAGGATTATATGTTAATCCTGTGTCGCTTTCTGCTCCTTGACTTCCAGTAGCACCATCTACAAAGATTGGATAAACTGTTTCGTCTGTGGAGTTATTAGCTGAAATTGTAATGTTATCAGCAGTACCTGTTGTGTCTTGATTAAGAGTACCTATTACGAAATCTAACGTATTGTCTCCGTCTTCATAGGTAACTGTAATGTTTGTTTCTGTGTTAGAGCTAACCATTGCTCCAACTGTGTCAGCTATATATTCGTTAAGAGCTGTTCCGTCTACTGTATAAGCATCGGCTTCAAGAGTTCCATCTATGTCTGCGTTACCACTAATATCTAATGTGGCTGCATCTAATTCACCTGATATAGTAATATTAGTACCACCTGTCATAGCACCATCCATTGCGACAGCACCATTAATATCTATAGTAGTAGCAGTAAGTTCAATCTCTGTATCAGATACTAAATCTAAGACACCATCAGCAGATTGATAAATATAAGTACCTGAATCACCGAATTGTAATTGGTCGGTACTTGAAAGAAGTAAGCCTGTGTCGGCTACGTGAGTTAAGGAAACGTCTTGATCATCGCCAAAGTTTATAACTGCTCCATCAGCTAGGAAAAGATCACTAAATTCTAAAGCACTTGTACCTAGAGCAGCACCATCAGATGCATCAGGTACAAAAGCTGTAGTAGCTGTTATAGTTGTTCCTTGAATTGTACTAGAACCTGTGACAGCTCCTGTAACTGCTAAAGTACTTGATAATGTAGTAGCACCTGTAACTCCAAAAGTTCCTGCTACTGTACCATTTACATCTACGTCAAGTGTATCAATATGTGCAGTACCATCTATAAATAGGTCTTTAAATTCTAATGAGCTTGTACCTAAATCTATATCGTTATCTGTTACTGGTGATATAACACCATCTGAAATTCTAATTTGTTCTACTGCTGCAGAAGATACCTCTACAAATACTCCCCACCTATTATTTGTACTGTCTGCAACTATCTTGTTTAAAAAGTCTAAATCACCTATAGTGTGGATATTACCACCATGTCCTGCTGTACCATCGTGTCTGTGTCCTGTTGAACCTGCAGAACTAGATGAGTATGCAAATGCATTGACTAGTTGATTGTACTCATTATTAAATAAAGCTGCTGTGATAGTATCACCATCACTCATTGAACTTTGTCGTGTATAACTGTATGCCATAATTATTGTCTCCCTGAAGGTACGTAATCTATATATAAACCATTAACTGTATATGGGTCTTTAGTATCATCACTAAAAACTCTAAAATAATTGCTGTGTCCACTTCCCTCTACTACTTGTCTTGTTATCGGATCAGAAGCTGCACCAAAAACATAGCTTCCTGTGGTAAATGTTGCATTACCAAATAATGAAGGCTTATCTACTGATATAGAATAATCTGAGGGTTGTGGACTATCTGGATCATCAAAATTATATCTTATTCTTAAACTAGATGAAATTTCTCCTTCTGGTGTTGCTGATATTTTAACGTATTTTAAAGTCTTTAATGTGCCTAAATCTCCGTAATCTAAATCTGGTGTTTGATATTCTGCTTTAATATTTGTTTCTACTTCAGCAGGATTAAAACTATTACCTGTATCGTGATTGTATATATAACCAGCATAGTCTCCATGATAATGCTTTTCAACTCCACTTGAATTAAATCCTGAAGCTGCTGCCGTACTCGCATCTATACCAAATGTTTCTGCCCATTGGAATTGGGTAAATCCTTGCTCATTTGTTTTAAGTGTACCTATTATTCCTTCTGATGCTGTACCAGTAGAGCTTGTACCATAGTATAAGCGATATTGAGATTTATCTCTAATAACAATACTGCTTATATTATAAGTTCCTATATTGTCAGCAATGTTTTTTATTATTGGCTGTATAGAGCGACTAACTGTTCCTAGTTCAACGTCACCAATTCTTACTGTACCAGCTAGTGTTCTTATTCCATCTGGTGCTAAGAATACTAAGTCACCACCAATTTCCTGAATACTCTTTCCATCTAAACAACCTATGTTCTTTGTAATTGGTTCTACTGCTATAGTAGAGGAATTATTTATATTACTTAATTTCCAAATACTATTTCGACAGAATATTATTAAGTCTTCCCTAAAGCTTCTTAATCCTACTACTTGATCATCTAATATAATTGTACCAGAACCACTAGAACTAAAATCATCTATATCACTTGTACCACTATAATGAATACCATTAGGTTCTGTACTTGAACCACCTACGACTAAATGCTTATCGTGTATTGTACAAAACTTTGGATAAACTGAGCCGTCAACTGTAATCTCTTTAGCAAAATAAGTTCTATCACTTAATGCTCCAGTTCCTGTCATTTTGAAGTAAAAAGGTTTTACACCTGATCCTTCATCGGTAATAATAACTTCTCCGTAAGCTGTATCACCTTCATAAGTTGCGAAGTGTGCTTTACCTTGTGATGTTCTTGCTAATGCACTACGACCTGTAAAGGTACTGTAGTTATCTCCACCACCTGCTACACTATCTCTATTAATCTGTAACCAACTTGTTCCATCTAAACTAAAATAAATATTAGTGCCTGAACAAGCTATTACACCATCTGCGTATACATGTAAGCCTAATACTTGATTAGAACTATTTGGTCTAGCAGCACTATCTCCACCAAATACTGAAAAGCCATTAACTCTACGATAACCACCAGCTACATCAACTTCAAAGTTTCTTAATCTTGTTGCTGATCCGGGTCTACGTAAGAGTTCAAAAGAACTAGAAGACTTGTCAAGTCCTCCTTCACATGCTAATGCGTATGGTTGGGATGGCATTAGATATGATCCGTTGACATGTCTTTAGGTGTAGGATTCATTAAAGCAGATCGCATTTGTTTTAATCCTTTTTTATAATCTTCTAAAGCAAAGGCTGCTTGTTGTGGAGCATCCTTAAATTGATGAAAATGATAACGTGCTCGTGCCATTAATACTGGAGTATATACATCTGGAAAAACTGTTGCATCTCCATGAGCATCTAATGCTGTTGGTAAATCCCAAGCAAAAAACCAAACTCGATAAACTTTATCAGGTATTGGACTTACTCCAAACTTTCTAGCATCAGGACTTCGGATAACAAATCTTGGTTCTCCCCAAGTTTGAGCATTTGCATCATCTTCATTCTCTGATTCTCTTAAATGATCTTTCCATTCTTCAGTAGTAATAAACTTTAAATTTTGACTAGTATAAGGAGTACTTGCTCCACTTACACCAATAGTAGTTAGGTAAAAGTTATCCCAATCTACTGAACCATAATCTGCTGTAATACTAGAACTGGAAGCTTTTAATTCATACCACCTAGTTCCTGCGACAGTCTCTACATAAACATTACCATAGAACGGATCAGTTGCTCCACTTTCTCCTGTGGCTAAAAAAGCCCATTGAGGCT